ATTGAAAGGGCTCCTTGTTCTGCAGCGCCAGTTGCACCTCCAGCAGCTAAGCCAGCAAATCTTGAACCTGTTGCAGCGGCTACTCTTGCGCCAGTAGTTGCACCACCAGTTAAGAATGGGGCTACTTCACCAGCTACAATTCCGACTCTTTCAGAAGTTGGGAGTTGCGCTTGTTGTTCTTTCCTTATTTTAGCTTGTTCAGCTAAACGATTCCCAAAGGAATTCATTTTTAGATTATCGCCAAAATAAAGTTTCTCTATCAATCTAGCAGCACTTTCTCCAATATCAGTAGAGGCCTGCACTCCACCAACAAAGGCATTACCTAAACCTTGTGGGATTCCCTTAGCAAAATTAACTCCAGCATTGTTAGAAGATTGTTGTGGCTGGGTTGGTTCTTGCGAAGTTTCAAGGGCTTGTTGTGCGAACTCAGGCTGGCTCATTACAAAGCTCTCAATTTCTTGAGGCGTAGCACCTTGAGGTATCTCTATGTCAGCTATCTTTCCGTTTGGGAGTTGGACAGTTGCGATAGGCATTTACTTATCCCTCACACTTATGATTTTGAAGCCACCAGACGCTTGTGGTTGATTCTGTGCACCAACTTGTCTCTTGGTTGATTCGATGGTTGCTCTTTTTTGTTCAATGAATGATTTAAGGACTGCATCTTTTTCCTTAGGAGAGGAATTAGGATCACCGAGAGTCTTCCTCAATGTCTCGCCTTCTCTCTCAGTAAATTGTGCTCCAAAAGTATCTCTTAAAAGAGGAAGAATTTGGTTATCAACTTTGGAAATATATTCCTTTCTCGCCACAGCTCCGCTTGTTACTGGTAGTCCCAATTCTCTTAGGGCTGTGTCTCTATATTGTCCAGTCTTGGTGTAAGTTGCCGTTTTCCCTAGATTACTAAGTTCTTGCACAGCAGTTTCTAGTTCTGGTAATTTTGATTCTTGGGAGATTAATCCTGCGACTGCTTCACCCTTAGCCTTGCCAGCAGTCTTCTGGGTCTCAATTCCGCCTTTAGCTTCAGCATAACCCGAAATAGGAACGATATTTCCTTGTGGATCATAAGTCACGCCTTGACTAGTCAAACCTTTCACTGCACCAAAGGCTGTTTTGTAATCAGAGCCTGTTTCTTTTTGATATTGGCGGATCAAAGCACCTGTAGCGCCTCCGCTAGCAGAAGCATCGGGCGCAAAGGAAGATTCTTTCTTCACAGCTCCGCGATAAGTTGGTTCATCAATCAACCCAGATTTATAGTCAGCAGAAATCTTTCCTATTGAACTTAGCGGCTCAGCAGATTTTAGAGATGATTTAATTACTTCCAAAGTATATGCTTGGCGAGTCTCAGGAGAAAGTGTTGAAGCTATGTCGGCTAGATGAGGAAATTGTTGTGAGAATTTTGCTTGTGAGGATAACTCTTGCTCGTTTATGTCTTTCTGAGCTTTGTATTGAGTATAAGCGCCAATGCCAGCAGTTGCTAGTTGTGCAGCGAGTCCAACATCTCTTGCTTGTCCACTTCCAAAGTTGGAAGAATTCATCGCAAACTGAGAGATATCCTGAGCAGCTAGTAATTGCCGTTGGTTTTGGTCTGCTGAAAGATAGTTAGAAGGTCTTGCCGATCTTCCTAAGGCTTGCGCTAATACACTTCTGTTAACAGCCATTAACGGATCCTCCTGAAATCAACGTCAATCAAATCATAATTGACGCTAAGAACACCGCCGCTGTCTGATATTACGGCTTCAGGCTTACTTTCGAGTAAGTCTTGTGCCATCACACCTTGGTAAGTTCCTTCACCTAAGCTCTTATCTTTGTATTCAAATTCATAGATGTCAAAACCTTTTTCACTGATTCCGATCTTTTTGATGTTTTCTTTTAGATTACGATCTGAACGCGCAGCAGCTCCAATTCCAGCTGCCCCAACAGAACCAAGTGCCCCGTATATTGCATTTTTATTTTGTTGGTTGAGAGATTGGGATAATAAACTTTGTTGCAATCCAGCATTCCTACTGAAATTTAAGGAATTTTGTTCTGCACCAAATAAATCTAATCCGCTAAAATTACCTTGATTTTGTGCGAAAGAAGAGCCAGTCCCAACTTGAGAACGTCCTAGAAGGGTGGCTATCTCATTGAATCTTTGCTGTCTTTGCATTTCAGCAGTTTGAATGGATGCCTGGCTTAGATCAGTATATTGACGAGCGATTGAATCATCTAGGCGATTCATGGCTTCATTGTAACCTTCAGAACCAGCAGGAATTCCTTGATCCGCTAATTGCTGTGCTAAATCTCTTCTTTGCTGTTTTACAATCGGATCAATCAATGCCTTACCACGATTGAACGTAGCGTTTTGGATTTCTTCGTTTCCTGAAGGGAGACTTCCCGAGAGGGAGGAGCTTAATTGAGATGCGATTGATTCTTGGCGCTGACGTTCCCCTGTTGTAAAGTCACTTTCATTTAAAGAAAGAGTATTGGTTAAAGGATCGTATGATTGTCCCCCTTGAGGAGTATTGATATTTGGATTGTTCAGCAATAAATCTTTCTGTTGTTCCGGAGTCAGATTTTTAAAAAGATTTGCAGTCGAAATCTGCTGTGGGGTAGGATTGTTAATTGATCCAACTGGCGCAGAAGAATCAAGAGATCTTCCAAAATCTCCAGAATATAAACTTTGGAGGTTATCTGAATAAGAAGAGCTGCCCCCAATAATTGGAGCTGTCAGACCTCCTGTTGCAGTATTAACAATATTCTTCACAAGACTTTTTAGACCCATATTTCCTACCTATAAAATATTACTTACAGTAACGGAATAGTCCGTCCTATACCATTGAACTTGTTGACCTTTCAGACTAGTCTTGAGTCGCATTCCGACATCAACACCTTGACCAGACGAATAAACTAAACTGTTTCTTGTTACTCCTTCCGGACTCCATAGAGCCACATCCCAGAAACTAGTATCCCAAAAGGAACCGGTAGCTGTAGAACTTAAGTTCTGTGTAGACTGCGCTTTTCCGTAATCAAAATTGACTATTGAATTTATTGAGACCGTGCCGTCAGCTTTAAGCGTGTTACGGAAAGCATTAATTGTCTTTTCTTGGGGACTTCCGAGATTTGAATAAGCAGCTTGGACATCACAGGCGATAAATTCATTATTATCGTCATAGCCATCATCCGCTTTGTAAATCTTACCATCTCCACCAAAATACAAATTGTTGTTATACAAACCCCAAGTGCGAGCGTTCATTCCTGTAAATTTAGTTGCAGCGCCTGTTATAGTGTTGATGACGTATTGATGATAAGTTGAATTTGTGGCTACTGGCACATTAAGCAGAAGCCATCCTCCTTTTGGATAAAGAGCGACTTCCCAGCCATAGTTGGAAGCATAAGCATTTACTGCTTTGATTGCGGCGCCTGAAAGTTTTCCTCTTTGGGTAACGGCGCCGTCGTTTTTAAACACTTCAGAGAAGAAAACGAAGTCTTGGTCAGTAATCATCACAATATCACCGGCAACCTTCTTAGCGCCTCTTATTGCGATTGGACGGCCTATTTTATAAGTTCCCAGTAGCGACCAAGAAGCAGGATCAGAACCTTGGTAAAGGAGAACATCTCCTGAAGACATGAGGAAAACAGCATAATCATCTACACCAGCGCCACCGTCTAGATTCCAAGTCATCATTGAGATGAGATTGCCCCCAAAAGGAGCTACACGAGATAGTTGGAATTTAGTGAATGTCCCACCTATTGCGTTCGTAGCACCATACCATACATCCTGAGCATTAGAAGACCAAACATAAACACGGTTCTTATGAACATTGATTCCGTCTAATTGGGTGACGGTTAACCCACTGCCTGAAATGGTGCTTGCTGCTAAAGTTGTCCCGTCAAACGTTTGTGGCGTGTCTGCGCCATTTACCATCAAGACATAGGCATTAAAATTAGCCCACTGCCATCTCGCATTAGAGAAACCAGTCCCTAGATTAACTATGCTGGCTGGAGTGCTAACATCATTGATTTCACTGCTATTAGCACAGATGAATTTCCTGATAGTATTAGCGTTGTATTCGATCAGGGTTTCCACATTGCTTGTCAATCCAGTAGCATAAACTGTGTATCCCTTCCTCGTAGAGACCGAACCTTGATCAGGAAACCAATTCTCCATAATTACGGCGTCAGTAGGTTCCATTGCGCTTTCTGAATCTCTAGTGTTCAATCCACCAGTAGGAGCAGGAACGTTTGAACGTAAAGCAGTTCCACTTCTTTCTTGGTTTAGACCAAGATAATTAGTGTTTTGCCCTACTTCATTCGATAACCTTGGATTTCTACTGATATTCAGAGGCATTATGGAGCTACGATTAATTGAGGATAACCAATTTTAACGTCGGAATTATTATATTTATGTCTTACTTTACGCCTAGCTCCATTTACTCTAACGCGTTCAGCAATTGCATTATTGGCAGCTTTTTGTTCTTCTGAATAAGGACGACCATTCTTTGAAAGCCATCTCCAAGTTGCATCCAAACGCACAACATGCGCGTCAATTGCTGGAACGTCAGTATCTGCAAGCCATTCTGTTTGCGGAGTGCCTCCAGAACTGGTTACGATGTAGGTTGTGATGTATTCGTAAATGTAGCTGTTAACGGCACTAGGAATTGGGAATAGAAGAACTTGTCCCGCTCTAATTCTAGAATACTCCGTAGCAGCGCCACCAGAAATACTTGAATTCTTCAAGATTCTCCATTCTTCTGGAGTCATTGGAATTTCAATTGGAAGCATATCTGTGCTATTCCAAAAGGTTCCATTTACAAAACGATCGAAGTCTGTTGGTAAGTTGTAGCCTTCGGTAGAAGCCACAGAAGAGAATGTTTTCTCTTTCTGCAACTCCTGCCAATCATAGGAACGAGCCAATTCTGTTATCGTCACCTTCATCATCTCAAGAATCTGAACTGCTGTGTCTTCTGTGTTTCCGATGATAGTTGTCGGAACACTAGGACTCTTTGTTTCTCTTAAGACTGATTGTGCGATACTTAGAAGAGTCATTATTCAGTTACCTCTTCTTTAATTGCTGGTTTACGACCTCTTTTAGGGGCACTTTCTAGTTCAGCAATATCCTCAGCCTTAACCTCAGGTTTGATAGCCTCAAAAGCAGCTAATTTCTTTTTAAGCTCTTCAATCTCATCGTCAGGATCACAAACTACTTCGTTTTTAAGTTTAGTGTATTCCGCGAAGGCTCTTGTGTATAATTCTGACTCAGGAACAAAGATGACATTCTCTCCATCCACAATTTTTTCTTTCTTTACTGGTCTTATGACTACAGTTGTCGGATCATGCGGAATCTCGATGTGGATGTAAAGTTTAGCAATTTCCTCGGAGCTAACTTCTCGATCCTGATCATCACGCTTCACATTAACTTTGCATAGTCTGTCAAAAAAGCCTACTCTAAGGCCTCCATTCTTACTAAGCACTAATTGCTTAGGTTTAACGTCTAAAACTAATCTAGTCATTTTTTTATTTATTTAATTAATAATTACGCTACTTTCTCGATCAAAACAGAGAACTTGATAGAACCAGTAGTGTGGTCAGTAGTGCCGCCGCTATATTGGAATCTAAGAGCAGCCGCAGAAGCTGTAGCTGTGTCAGAGGTTCCAGTAAGGAAGGGCACTTTAGTATTGCCCCACTCTAAAGTAGCAGCGGGAGCTGATTCAATATCAGCATTAGCAATAGTCGTGTAAACAGTTGTGCCATCAGTTAAGTCGATAAGTCTATCACCGCCTGCTCCAAAGTTAGTGCCACCACCGACTAAACGAACACCGCGAACCTTGTATTGATCACCAGCTACACCGGCAATTACTGGCACGTTTCCAGCAGCATCAAGAATAGCGGCTGTTACTGTAACATCGACCCATTTAGCAGCATTGAAAGCAACAGCATCTACTTTGTATTGGAAGGCAGAAGCTAAAACGAAGCTACCAGAAGCGCCGTGATCTGGAATAGTGTAAGTTACTGCACCAGCTTGAAGAGCTGTTGCGATGGTAGTGGTAGTGTCACCAGTATTATCGGCTGCTGTGAAAGCAGTTTTACCCTTTGAAGCAGTAGTTGGAAAAATATCAACAGTTCCAGCAACTCCAGAAGAGCCAGCGTCTAGGTTCACTAAACCAACGTTTCTAAAAGCAGAGATGTCTTTGTTTGAATCAACTACGACA